AAATTACCTATTGACATTTCATCAATTTTAGGATATAATAGACAAGTTACATGAAAAAACAAAAAGGGGAAGAAACCGAAGTGTCCGTAGTAACATTAACACCAGACCGAATACATCATGAAATAAGTAGGCACATTGCTGCTGGAGTATCACATGTTGACGCTCTAGTACATTTTGCTGAAGAGAACGAAATTGAAATCGAGACCATTGCTCAGATTGTGAAAAAATCTTCTATACTAAAAGAGAAGATTCGCTCAGAAGCAGTAGCTCTCAGAATGGTAGAAAAAGAAGATGAGCCAGATATCACAGACCATTGCAAGTGATAAATCATTTGAAGCATATGTTAAATATCTTGCCATTAAAAAACATTTTACTACAGACAATTACGACTATTTCAAGTATAACGGAAAAGTAAAAGCAAACTTTAATACTTTTATCAGTAGAAATGATGCTTACAGTTTCGCTAAACTTGCAAAAAGAGAAGATTATCAGAACTTGATTCTTGCTAATATGATCAAAAAGCCTGATATTTGGGTAAGAGAAATCTTAGACGAAGAGGCTCAAGAAAGATATATATTATGGAAGAAGAAAATTGAAGCTTTAGGCTACAATTTTAAAAGTGAGTTGGGAAAACTCTATGAGGACTACCAACAAAATTTTATATCACGGGATGGTCAACACCCCTATATAATGACGCTGTATTTGCAAAAGCAAATCAGTCTTGAAACATTGACTATCTTGGCACATTCTGCCAACATTTTTTCATATTGGAATGAAAAAGTGGTTGACAAAATTGTAGCTTGTGATATAATAAGACTTGTTAGAAAATATAAACCTTTTCTAGCATATGATGAAAAGAGGTTCAAGAACATTGTTCGCGAATACTTCTTCTAATCAAAATATAACGCAATATAACGCTATACATAAGGAGAACTAATATGGCAATTTCAGACTTTTCTTCACTCAAGAAGAATCGCAAAAATACTCTCGATAAGCTTAATGCTCAACTCGAGAAAATCTCAAAACCATCTTACCAAGACCCCAACGAAGGTAAATTTTGGAAACCTACTAGAGACAAAGCAGGTAATGGATTCGCAGTAATTCGTTTCTTGCCAGCACCTCAAGGTGAAGAAATGCCTTTTGTAAGGATTTGGGACCATGGTTTCCAAGGCCCAACCGGACTTTGGTACATCGAAAACTCTCTAACGACTCTTGGACAGGACGACCCTGTGTCCGAGTATAATTCCAAGCTCTGGAATTCAGGTATTGAGGCTGATAAAGAGCAGGCTCGTAAACAAAAGCGTAGATTGAAGTACACTGCTAATATCTATGTTGTTAAAGATTCTGCTAACCCAGAAAACGAAGGCAAAGTTTTCCTATACCAATTTGGTAAGAAAATCTTTGACAAGTTAAATGACTTGATGAATCCATCTTTTGATGATGAAACTCCTGTCAACCCATTTGATTTATGGGAAGGAGCAAACTTCAGATTGAAAATTCGTCAGTTCGAAGGTTATCCTAACTACGATAAATCTGAATTCGATCCTGCTGAACCATTATTTGATGATGATGCAGAGATGGAAAGAGTTTGGAACGAAGAACATTCTCTTCAAGAACTCCTTGAGGAAAAGAACTTCAAGTCCTACACTGATTTGAAAACCAAACTCTACCGAGTTTTAGATCTTGCTAGCGATACAACTGAACAAGTTGCTCTATCGCCTGCAGAAGCTGAAGACATTCAGGACGATGATTTGGATTTGAGTAATCTATCTCAATCCGCACCGGAACCTGTAGCTCCTGTGGCAGAAACTAACGCTTCTGTTGCAGATGATGACGATGATGATCTATCAATCTTCAAAGAGCTTGCTAGAGGCTAATTTGGTAAATAAAGGTGGTGGGCCAATTGGCTCACCATCTCTTTCCAAGGAGAAAATATGTCAATAGAGAAACCAGAAACCGTGCTCGATTTCGACTTCGGGTTTACAGCTGTTGATGCTGACGAACTCGATGTTGTACGCGAAGCACAAGCCGTAGCACAAACTTCATCACTGAGTGCTGAACAAAATGCTGCAAAGGCACAATTAATATATGATGCTGTAATGCCCCTATTAAATAACCTTAAGGCAAATCCAGAAAAAGATTATATCTATTGGCCCGACAGATATAAAAAGCTAGATGCTTTTGCTGATAAATTACATCAAATACTAACTGGAGAATAATATGAGTTTACTTGATAAAATGCTTAAGGCAGGGTCTGTAAAAACTTCTAATGTTCTTTCTAAATCAGCATTCTTCCAAGAAAAAGATCCTATTAAAACAGAACTACCGATTGTCAATATTGCATTCAGTGGTTCACTTAATGGTGGTCTGATTCCTGGATTGACTGTTGTTGCAGGAGAATCTAAAAGTTTTAAAACCCTATTGGGTCTTTATTGTATGAAGGCCTACTTAGAAAAATATAAAGATGGTGTTGCCCTCTTGTATGATTCTGAATATGGTATTACGCCAGAATATTTGGAAAGTTATAACATTGATATTAACCGTGTTATACATATTCCAATTGAAGATGTTGAACAATTAAAGTTTGACATGACAAAACGATTGAACGAAATTGAAAAGGGCGACCGTGTCTATGTCATGATCGACTCAATCGGAAACCTTGCTTCTAGAAAAGAAGTAGAGGATGCTGAAAATGAGAAAAGTGTTGCCGACATGTCTCGTGCAAAACAACTTAAATCTCTTTTCCGTATCGTCACACCTAAACTGACAGGAAAGGATATTCCTTGTGTTGCTGTAAACCACACATATAAGGAAATGGGTCTATTCCCTAAAAATATTGTATCAGGTGGTACTGGTATTTACTACTCAGCAAACCAAATCTTTATTATCTCTAAATCACAAGAGAAAGAAGGTGCTGAACTTGCTGGTTGGAAATTTACTATCAACATTGAAAAATCAAGATATGTAAAAGAAAAATCCAAACTACCATTTACAGTATTATATGATTCAGGTATCCAAAAATGGTCAAGTTTATTTGAACTTGCACTTGAAGGCGGATGGTTGACAAAAGCTACAGTAGGGTGGTACAATGTCGTTGATCGTGAAACTGGAGAAATTCTAGGCTCAAAAAGAAGATTAAAGGACATTGAACAAGATGATGAATTCTTTGAAGGACTTATCGCCGATAAAAAATTCAATGAATTTGTAGAGCGTAAATTTAAATTGACAATGGTGGAGGCAAACAGTGCTAGAGAAGACGATACTATCGAATCTGATTCTGAATGAGGATTTTAGCCGTAAGGTATTTCCATACTTAAAAGAAGATTATTTTGATGAGTTACCTCTTCGCAAGTTATTTTCCACTACTGTTGAATATGTAAACAAATACAAAGAGCCTCCCAGCATAGAGGCTCTGCGTATCGCTCTTGATAATCGTACTGATTTAAATGAGGACCTTTACTCTCAAGTATCAGAATTAGTTACAGAACTGAAAGTTGATAAGGATACTAATATTGACTTTTTACTTTCAGAAACTGAAAAATTCTGTCAGGATAAAGACCTTTACAATGCGATTCGTAAATCAATTAATATTCTTGATGGCCAAGATGGTACTCATGGTAAAGGCGAG